CGTGGTCTACAAAAGAATTTAGAAGCACTTTGTTGGTTGACTTAGACTTAAGCATTTTTTTAAATGCTTTTGTGATCTGTCCTTTAGTTGCATCTGTTGCAACATCAAACTCATTCTCTTCTTCAAGATCTTTAGAAGAGATAGCATAGAGAGCACTGTAACCCTTAGGGAATGGAATAATAGCAGACTTTGTTTTCTTCCATTGCTTTTGAATCTCACTGTAGTGTTCGTAAGATCCACTACGAGATACAAATTCACTTAGTTTTTTAGCAGGAAGGATACGGAAACCAATGATGTTTACTTCAGGAAAACGATCACGAACTTGGTCAATGAAGGTATTAGTGTTTCCAGTATAGTAATCATCAAAGTTAGCATAAACAATACCAGTCTTACGATCACGCAATGAACAATTTGAATGAATCCTACCAAGACTTACGTGAGTTTCACCAGTCTTATGGTTGTAAATAGTGCGACCATATGCACTACCATTTGCTTCACCATCAGTCAAAATACAAACATTGACTTTCTGAAGATCATTCTCCCTCTTAAACTTAGGAAGAATGTAATTCAGCATGATAACTGCTTCATTCAAAGGAGTTCCAGATAGACCCAAGCCAGGAGTAGGATAGTAAGTAGTGCGATGAGTGTAGCAGTATGCTTCCCTGAAAAGATAGCGGCACTGCTTTTCAAACTCCTTTGCATTAGAGCGAGAAGATACAAAGTTAATGAGATGAAATTCACCTTCAGGAATTTGAATCTTGTTTGCTTCTAGGTTTTCCTTGTTCCTATAACTTTGGTTTCCATACCAGTGGTGACGATCATATGTATCAGAAAGTTCAGGATCTTGTGCTCTTTCTGCAATCTGCCACTCATTAGTGAATGCATAAACCTCAAAAGGAATTTGAACTTTCCTACAGAAAGCACTCAAATTAAGAAGTTGCTTTACAGTTGCAAGAAGTTCATACTGCATAGAACCAGACCAGTCAATGATAAAAATCATGCCATGATTCTTGCCATCAGGAACAACACTTACACGCTTGAATAGATCTTCATTGTACTTGTAAGTATGAAGTTTAGTTGTATCAAGAACACCAGTCCTTGCAGTAGAAGAACGTGCGTATGCTGCTGCTGATTTCTTGCACTCAAACTCTTTAACAAGATAGTTAACTTCTTTCTTGTTAGAGTCACGAAACTCTTTGTATTCAGCATCAACAGTAGCATAAGAATCTAGAGAATCATAAGGATCAATTCTCTCCTCTTGATTGTTTTGATCAATCCAAGAATGAACTTTCTTCCAGTCAACAACAATTTTGTCTACATTAACTGCATCAGGAATTTCTACATATGTGGTGTCATTACCATAGTTCTGAGAAGAAAGACTAGATGCTTTTTCGTCAAAGGAATCTTGAGTGCTACCAGAAGAGTGCTCACCACCTTCTGTACCACAATCAAGATCATCTTCTTCATCATCCCATTGATCGTTTGATTGAGAGGTAGAACTAGAACCAGTAGATTGATACTCCTGATCATCTTGACTTTCAGAAGAAGAAGATTCTGTCTGAGTCTCTTGCTCATCTTCACCTTCTCCCTCTTCATCTTGCTGAGCAGGAATCTGTTCTTGAATAGACTGCTCTACTTCAGAATCTAGATTGTAAAGTTCTTTTGCAAGATCAAGAACATCAACAAATGTTTCAGTCTGTTCTGCACGTTGAACATATACTTTCTCGTTATCGGAAAAAGGAATGAGTGCATTAGCACCAACCTTGAAGTGAAGGTTGATACGATCAATCAAACTAAACTTAGTAAGATCTTTATCTTCAATCTCAAAGAAGTCAAGTGCGTTGAGTTCTGCATATCCACCAGCAAAGGACTTGCGAAGACCAGGATACTTACGCTTCATAAGTTTTTCAATGCGAACGTCTTCAACAACATTCACAAAACTTTTTGCTTTGACAGGGAGTTCATCAGAAGACCAGTCTTCGTTAGGAGTGAAGAGAGCATGACCTACCTCATGACCAACAAGCATATCATATACAGTATTGCTTGCTTTGTCCCACTTAGGAAGAGTCAGGACACGACGCTCAACATCAAAAGAAGCAGTAGGGACACCACGGTGTTCCACAACTAGATTCTCAGTTGCTAGTAGTTTAGCGAGATTGCCTTTGATTTGTTGGTTGAGCATGTGTCCTTTGTTGCTGATGCATATAGCATAACAAAGAAACTGATCATCCGATCAGTGCGTGTGTCACTTCGTGAACTGTCTCCTCTAGTACCGAATAATTTTTATCCTTGCTGACCGAGATAGTACGATCAAACTTGTCATCTAGTGTAGATTTATGTGAGATGACAAACACGTTTGTATTCTCGTCAAAGTTGCGAAGGATCCATCCTAGATCAGATGTACCTGATTGGTCAAGCGATCCATCAAAGATCTCATCTAGAATCAAGAGGTTAGTATCCACAGAATTCTTAAGTTTAGCGATAGAACGCCAAGTAAGCAGAAGAGCGATGTCAATACGAGCTTTTTCTCCTTCACTGAAAGATTCATATGAAAATACATCACGGTATCTAGACTTAATAGTCTCTTCAAAGTTCTCATCAAGAGTAAAGTTGACATAAAAATCCATACTTTGTAAGAAACCGTTAATTAGTTTATTCATCGTAGGAAGATATGTCTTGATGATTCTAGTCTTAATGCCACTGTCTTTCAACAGTTGAGTTGCAGCTTGTAATACATCACAATCTTTTTTACTGTCTGCATAATTATTTTTGACAGTATTTTTTTCTGTTAGGAGTTCTTCTAGTTTATTGTATTCTTTTTTCTTGTCTGGATTAGAACTTTCAAGTTCTTTGATTTCATTATCAAGAGCAGAAACAAGATTACGAATAGTTATTAGTTGATAATTCACACCAGCAATACTTGTATTGACTGTGTTGACTTGCTGCGACAACTCAACAAACCTATTGTTCCTTTCTTCTTCAGAAGAAATTGCTTTCTTTAGTTCATCATACCCGTTGTTTAAATCTTTGATCTTTGTATCCAGATTGCCAGTCATAGCAAAGACAAAGTTCTTATCTAGATCTTGATTGCACGTAGGACAAATTTCATTATTGGAATAAAACTCATGTTCCTTCTTACACTTGTTTAGTTTACCCTCAAGCTTCACCAAGAAAGTATTCAACTGTTTTAACTTACCAGTACTGTTTGAACACTCTTCCATCTGGGTAGTAAGAGTTGCAATTTCTTTTGATAGTTGCTCAATCTTTTCATTAGATTCTAGTTCTTCTTGCAGATATACTGAAATCCTTTCTTTCTTCCTATCAATTTCTGCTTCATTCTTTTTCTGAATCTCAAGCATATATTTTTTCTGCAACTCAATCTTCTCATCCAGAAGATGAAGATTGTAATCTAATTCTTTGATTACATCTCTGTTCTCTCTAATCTTATCTTTCAGTCTAGTATTCATGACAGAGAATACTTGAATGTCTAAGATGTCTTCAATAATTTCTCTACGTTGTTGACCAGGCAAACGCATAAAAGGAACAAAGGTACTAGATCCTAAAACAACGATTTGAGTAAAAGACTTATAGTTCATCTTAAGAACGTTTTGTTCTAGATTCTTTTGTTGATCTACTGCCTTTGCATCTTCATTCCACATTTTACCATTACAATAGATCTCAAACTTATTTGGTTTGATACCTCTCGCAATTTTGTATTGATTCTTTCCAATAGAGAATTCAATCTCTACCATAGTGTCTTTTTCATTGACACTATTCACCAGCATACCCTTACTGATCTTTCTAAATGGTTTTCCGAACAGCGAAAAAGTCAACGCATCTAGGATGGTTGACTTACCAGATCCATTATGACCAACGATTAAATTAGTTCTGGATCCGTTCAGATTAATTTCTGAGAAGGTGTTGCCTGTAGAAAGAAAGTTTTTCCAACGAACTTTTTCAAATACAATCATGGTTTGGGTTCTTTTATCACATCGTCAGGGGGAATAATTAATTCGTCAGCAGTTATAATAGAATACTTCTGACCTTGCAATCTACATGCATGAATAATTTGCTCAGGTTCTACTTTGACAATTTGGAGCTCTGGATTCTCTTCGTCTTCAGAGAGTTGCATTACATAACGGACAGCATCATCCTGATCTTCAAACAAGGGAACGATACGATCATCCTTCTCATCAAAGACAGAAAATATTCCTGATGGGTGGTCCTTTAAGGTAATGACAAACATACACTATACTACCTCGCATGATTCTATGTATAGAGATTGCATAACTTTCTTAAGATCTCCCTTGTCTACGGACAGATCAATCTCATCAATATACTCTGAGAGAAGAGTTAGAGTGTCCTTTACATTCAAGTCTACATCATCAACAGTGTCTGTGTCAACTAAAGTTTCTACAATTTTTACATCATATGCTCCACTGAAATAAACCTGTTCAATAAAGTTTTCAAATTGAATATAGTCTGTTTTCTCTTCAACGATAATTTTTACAAATGAATCTTTCAATGCATTTGTATCGTAGTTGGAATAATCATTCTCATTATCATTATAGAAAACTTTTTGAAATATTTCAAAAGGATTTTTAATGAATTTAAGTTTATCAGTTTCAGTATCATAGATATGGAAACCTCTAGTATCCTTATAATCATTCCAGAACATCTGGTAAGGATTGCCCAAGTATTGAATATTACCTTTCTTAGATTTGTGGTGGAAATGTCCAGACCATACACGCTCAAACCTACTAAAGTCTTTTGCAGAACGTCCACCACCAAACAACATTCCTGGCGTTACTTCAAACCCATCAATCTCTAGGTGACCACAACAAATATCTGCATTACTATTTTTAATAAACCACTCAGAGTTTTCGGCGTTTGCACTATTAATCCAAGGCAACAACAGAAAATTCTTACTACCAAATGAACACTCATATGGTTCACTAAAAATTCTAATATTATCGTATTGTTCTAGAAGCAATTCAGGAGAATTGATATGACTAGTATTCTTATAATAAGTAGTATGATTTCCAAGAATCATATACACACTATACTTTTTAAGTCTATCAAAGTAATTTGTTTTGATCCTAGCAAAAGTATTGAAGTCCATTGACTTTCGGTTGTCAAACGTATCACCCAAGTCAAGTACTAAATCAACACCTTCTTTCTCTAATGTAGGAAAAAAGATTTCATCATAAAATTTCTGAAAGTAATTCCAGAAAGCAAGAGAACCTTTACGTCCATCTAAATGTTGATCTGTGATGATAGCAATTTTCATAGTCTCATGTTATCCATTCTGGTTTTCTAGATGGGTCACGTAGATAATTAGAAGAGACCCAAGGTTTGCTAGCGATATATTTTTTGTATGCAGTAAAGGTATCAATACTCTTATCGTATTTAAAATTATCTGGCATAGCACGTGCAAAGTTATCTGCCATACCGTAAGATGTTATTGCTTCTCCTGTAATTTTTTGAAATATTTTCTTTGCTTCAAACAAGGTGTCTGCACAACCATGCTTCTTTCCATACCTATGCTTGTATTCTGATGACAAAGCACAACCATGTTGAATTAACCAAGCAGTGTTGTATAAACTATCAGCAGCCCATACAGTACATGGATGATTTCTAAATGCACCTTTAGCAACTTTATATGGTGTACCATCTTGTTTGCAAACTATATCATCACCCCAATCATAATACCAATGAGAGAAAATGACTGATAACATTTGACATGATTCCAGTGGCATTTTTACTACATGTTTATCAGGTAAAACCTGAGCAGATTTTCTTGGTGATGGATCAGTTACAAAGATGTTCATGAGATATGTGTTGTTTTGATTTTAAAAGATGCTCTATAATTAGGATACATCTCTCTCATCTTTTTGACAACAGCAAGTTGAACTTCAAGAAGATTCATATGGTTTTATAATAATACAGTTATTTTTATAGTCTGCTATAAACTCAAGTGGGACTTCATGATCCCACATAAGTTCTTCATACATTGCATTGAGGCGATCCATGTCTTCCCATAGATCATTTAAATGTGGTGGCAAATGATCTTCATCCATTATCGGTTCATCTTAATTTCAATGTTTTCTTTGATGCTTCCCATATCAGAATGTGATGCATTCATACCTGCCATTGTACCATCATATGTGTCTGTGTGCATGACTTCATCGTACCCTGACTTCTCAAGAATCTTGTTCTTGATTTCCATTTGTTTTTTCTCTTTTTGAATACGACGCAAGAATGCGTAGTAAATGATTTGAGTAAAGTATGCAAATGGGTTAGAAGATTTCTCTGGATTAAAGTTGTCAATATACTGAAGGCAGTTTTCAATGCCATCACAGATCATGTCCTCACGGAACATATAGTTGACAAAATTTGGTTTGTATGATAAGTGTGTAGCAATCTTCAAGAAGCACTCACCAATGTAATTGGGGACACGAGGTCGGGGATCTTCTGCCTCACGTGCTTTGATAACAGCATTACGATAGACAGTAATCGCTTCTAGAAATTCTTTATTGTTGACGTAGTATTCAGTCTTTTTTCTCATCCTAGGCATTTCTGTTACTTTAAGTATAGGTGACAACAGGCACATTGTCAAGGGGGTTGACAACGGATGACAAACGCAGTAGACTAACTCTGTAAGGGTTCAACGGAAGGTTCTAGCTTTTATTAAATAAGTCTTCTAAGCTCTTTCTCGTTTCTTTTGTAGATCCTAATCTACCCATGTTACGATTGAACTTTTTAGGTTCAAATGTATCCTTAAACATTTGTACTTGAGTAGTATGTCTATGTACGCATTCTTTATAAAACTCTTGAATCTGTACATCTTCAACTTCAGTCATGGTAATTACATGTGCCTTAGGTAAGACAAACATTTGATCAAACGTAGACGCAATCCATTCTTGTAGAGCGAAACCATTAATGCGAACATCTTTTTGTTGCGAATCAACTCTACTCACTACCATTGGACCTTCTAA